TTGAGCAGCAACGTAATAACGACGTTGTGCGTCAACAGCAGATCATGAATAGCATGGGTCAAAACTTTGCAATGCTTGGTAGTGCTGCTATTACAGGCAAGCTTGCTCTTGGAGCACAAGCCAATGCTGGTGCTAACTTACGCACAATGATGCAGGCTGCACCTTATGCCAATGCAGTTCTTCAAGCTCCAAATATTAGCTTCTGATAGGTAACGACCATGGCAGGATTTCTCGGTGGTTTATTTGGCGGAGGTGGTCAAGGTGGGTTTATGAACCAATCTTATGGTGATTGGCGATCTACTTCAGGAGCAGCAACGGGGAATCCAAACCTCGCTGGTAGTTATGCAGATATTGTTGCTGAGTACCAAACTAAATACGGTAGTGATACCGACTTTGATCCTAAAGATCCAACATCTGTTTTTTCTAAGTTGATTAAAGATCAACAAGTTCAAACGATGCTCGCCAATGATCCACGCGTCATTGCCATGCAAGCACAAGCTTATGTTGATCCTATGAATCAGTTGGCAGACAAAGCATCTGAACGTGCAATGAAAGGCCATATTTTTGCCAATATTTTAAAAGCGCCTGATCGTTACGGTGAGGCAATGGCACGTAAGTTTGACTTTATTAATCCTGTCATTCAAGCAATGAAGGATAGTAATACAGCATCCAAACCATTTACCAGTAGAATTACTTTTAACGTCTAAAAGAAATACACATGGCTTATTCTTGGGGAACAATTGATCCTGCTTTTTCAAACCCAGCTTACGGCATAGGAACCGAAAGTTTCCGAGGCACTCCTTTTGCTGGAAATATTTCTGGTTTCAATATTGGCACTGGTTCTCCTGCTGACTATAGTAGCGGAGTAGCTACTAACGCTTTTAGTGGCGCAAGTGGTTTAGGCACCTGGGGCGGCATGCAAGCCGTAGGTGGTATTGCTAATACGCTTTTCAATCAACTTGGCAATGCACAAGGGACACAGGCGGGTCAAGATTATTTAGATTTCATGGCCGACAAACGAGATGCAGACTTTGGATCTGCTCTGTTTGAACGTAACATTGATATTGCAGATCAATTCAGAATTCCTGGTGTTATTGCAAACATGCAGGTTAATGATCCAAACATTCGACAAGCTGAGCGTAAAGCTAACCTTGTTAATTTAGCCGGTAAGTATGGACAGCTTGGGGGCTTCCTTGCTTAAGTGTTAACGGCTTAAAATAATGAGAAAGAGAGTGTAGTCATTATGTCTTTTGGTAGTGCTGTCAGCGGCGCCTCTAGTGGTGCGTTAGCAGGCATGTCCCTTGGTCCTTGGGGAGCAGCCGCAGGCGGCCTTCTTGGAGGGATCGGAGGACTTTTTGGTGGCGGAGATACTCTTGAATATGGTTTGACGCCAAGGGAAGAAGAGCTTCAAGATTATGCATTAAATCAAGTAAAAGCACCTCCTGGACAAAAACGCAAAATTATTAACAAGGCCAAGGGATTTTTAGAAGGGGGTGATCGCGGAGCATTTGAAGCATATCTTGAAGGACTTGAAGGTCGCTACACTAACCCTGAATTTATTGATAAACGTTTAGCTCGCAGTTATCGAAAACCTATTGATTACTACGGTGACAATTATCAGGCCACTGCAAAAGGTTTGTTTGGTACGCAAGGCCTTGGGTTTACTCCTTCTGAGTACGATGATTTTGTAGCTCAAGCCAAAGCGCAAAAGGTAAGAAGCGCTGCAGCATTCGGTGATTTATTAAAATCGAATATGATTGCTAGCGGTAAAGTAATGTCACCGAATCAACAAATGCTTGCCGATATTTTTGGCGCACCCGAGAGAGATGCATCTGGTAGGCTAACCGGTAGATATGGCGATATCTCAAATAGCATTTTATCAAAATACGTAAAAGCATAAGGAGTTTTAATCATGTCACAAAAAGGAAACAAAGGTAAAGACAACACCCCCAACAGGAGTGACAACACTCCAAGGAAGGATAATACTCCTAGCCAAAACAATAACACCCCAAGGAGGGACAATACTCCTAACCAGAGTAACAACACTCCAAGTAGGGCTAGTACCTCTAATCAAACTAATAACACTCCAAGGAAGGACAATACTCCTGATAAAGGTAAGAATGCAGCGGTTGCATCAAAAACATATAAAGAAAAAGAAAAAACTAAAGAGAAAGAAAACGCAAGAGTTCCTGCTGTAACCATAGGAGGAGTTCGGTATGACGCGCCAAATCAACAGATTACACCAAAAACCTTTAAACAAATTGTCGCCGCAAATCCAACCACTTCTTTATTAGAGCTCAGAGAAGACATAAAAGATAAAGGAAGAACGCTTACACCAAAAGCCAAAGATTACTTTACTAAATTTAAAGATACGTTAAACCAACCGACATCTGGTAATGGGGATGGGGACGCGGCCTCTAGCAGTGGGGATGATGACGAAGTAACGTTTACTGGAGGAGATACAGATAACGATGGCAATATAGATGCTCCCCGTGGTGCCGGGCCATTCGAATGGCAAGCTTACGGCAATATTGCACTTGGCGAACTTCAAAAAGAGACTGCAACAGAAAGCGAGGCAATCCGAGGAAAATATTTAGCGGAAGTTGCCAAGATCCAGGGACAGTCTGCCAACTATCGTACTGATGCAGATGAAAGGACCCAAAGATATTCAGACGATAGTGAAGAGCGCTGGCGCATGTTTGCCAGTACTGCGGATAAAGAGAAAGCTATTGAGGTTCAAAGAATTGTTGCAGCAGGCTTGCGGGATGTAGCTGAAATTGAAGGTAGCTATGGCCTTAAAGGTATCCAAGCAAAAGGTGAAGCAGATAAAGCAGTTATGGGAATTAGGGCACAAGCAGATAAAGATATTTCTCGAATGGATAACACTTCAAGAATGTATAGTCTCCTAGGCTTAGCTTTTGGTTAAGTCTGTTTATAATATAAACATACCTAAGTACGGTTTTTGAAAATGACAGCACTTGATCAAACGGGCACTGATTACGCCTCGGATTTTGACCTTGGTCGGTTCCAAGAACTTCTTAATCGCCTGGAAGCATCCAAAGGCCGTCAGCAACGCCAGAAGTCCGTGGAAGGCCGTCGTGATATCTTCCAACAGGGTCTCGCTAGCATGATGTCCAACTTCTGATCTTGAGGCATCTATAAGCCATGACAACGTTGCCTCCCGGCCAAGTCAATAAAACAACTGAGGACGACCCGTTTGATATTGACAAATATCGACAGGCCGCTGAAGTGGCTTATAGTTTCTCCAAGAAAAAGTTAGAAGATGCTGGAACCCAAGAACGCGAAACCATCGGCAAAGGCGCGTCTGAACAACGCACTTCTGCAGAACAATCCCAGCAGTTCAAAGACACAGAAGAAGCCAGAGACTACAACCAGGCGCAACGAGGCTATCGATATTGAGTTGTTTGACCAATGGGTCGACAACTTAACATCTTCAGATCAAGATGCGTTTTGTAGTTTTGCTGAGGAAACTTTTTCGGTAATTGAGTGTTATCTCTATGCCAGATTTCTTGGCTATGGAGGTAGTATCTCTGCGTGCGATCTTTGGATTAAATCCCATTACAAAAAACCTGATCATCGCAAGAAACTCCTCTATGAAATCGAGGAGATGCAGGAAGATATTCGTAAGCTAAGGGAAGACGTTGATAACGGCGTTGTTAAACGCGACGCCGGTGTAGCGCGTATTGCAGGAATGCAAAAAGAATTACGCGGCACTATTGCACAGATTGAGTTATTTACATCAAGTCGTGATCGCAAAGGTCTATTAATGGCGGGTGCTGATCGCGCATTGCGTGAGTTGCAAATTATCTTTAAAGATGACCCAATTGAAATCCCCCTGGAAGAAGCGTCCATGAGTATTTGGGCCAAAATGCAATACGAAGACAGTTAAGTTAAAATACATACATGATGAATTCAAACCAACCAAGCAATGCCCCTGGTCAAACGCCAGCGAATGATGCCAATCTTGCCGGCAGCCTTGGTGCGGCTGTGCGTAAACTACAAGAGAATCGCAATCGTTTTGGCGGGAAACGTGAATTACAAGGAGCACCCATTGGTGCTGAAAACAAAAGTCCTGCAGCCGAAGGCGCAAGAGTATTGAGCGCTGTTGCAGAAACACGTAATGAGCAGAATGGAATCCAGCCGCCAGCAGCTTCCCCAAATCCTGGCACACCTCAAGGAACGGGAAGCCCGCAACCAGGACGACAGTCCAATGTCGGACAAAGACAAGCATCAAGCAGCCCTGGAAAAGGCACGCCAGTACCAAGAACAGAAGAAGAAAAACAAAAACGTCAACGAATGAAGTAGTATTCAGTTATTAGCTGATTACTTATCGTGCCTGCATATCAACATCTTGCATATCGACGTAACGCGCAAGCTGCTGCACGTAGGCAACAAATTCGTGTACCACGTAATCTTGAGTCTTTAAAGAAAGCTAGAGAAGACTTTGGTTACTTTTGTGATTATGTTGCCGATAAACCTCCGGCGCAACACCATAAAGAATGGCATCGTCACTTTGTTACAGGCGAAGATAGCGCTTGTCTTTTAAAAATTGCAGGACCAAACGTCGATCTCCTGGCACCACGAGGATCCGCTAAGTCCACAATCTTAGGTTTGTTTACGGCATGGGCTATTGGTCTTCATACTCAAGCAAAAAAGCCACTACAGATTCTTTACCTTTCATACACGGTTGATATTGCACGCTCTAAATCCGCAACAATTAAACGCATCATTGAAAGCAAACGATATCAAGAAGTATTCCCAACTGTGCGTCTTTTAAAGAACGTTACCAGTAATGAGTACTGGTCTATTGACCACAAGTTTGCAGGCATTGATACTACTGGTGAAGAGCAGTTTACGCTTTGTGCTGCAGGTCTTAAAGGCTCAGTGACTTCCAAACGTTCACACCTTGTCATCATTGATGACGCCATTAAATCTGCTGCAGACATCTCCAACCCTGACATTCGTAAACAGATGCAGGACAACTGGAATGCTGTGATTGCACCAACGATGTTTGAAGGCGCAAGGGCTATCTGCCTTGGCACGCGATTCAGGCATGATGACATTCACGCAACGACCTTTAACACGCAAAACAATTGGCTTCAGATTGTGTTGTCCGCCATTCTTACTGATCCCAAGACGGGAGAAGAAGTTTCATATTGGCCAGACATGTGGTCACTTGATTACTTAAAAGAAAAGAAACGACAAGCTCCAATTGCTTTCTCGTTTCAGTACATGAATCAAGTTGTCAGACAAAACGAATTGTCCTTGGCACCTGAATTAATCGTTAAAGCAGAGATTGCAACTGAGTTTGATTGCCTTGCCGTTGGGGTTGACTTGTCTGCTGGTACCAAAGAAAAGAATGACTATACAGTGATGGTATTGGGTGGTCGCCTTGGAGATCGAATACACGTTATTGATTACCGCAGATTACGCGTAATGGGCAACCTTGAGAAGTTAGATGCCCTCAAAGAACTTCTCAATGATTGGAATATCATTGGACAAGATGAAAATGGAAACTATTATCCAACGTATTCAACCTGTGATATTTACTCAGAAGCCGTGCAGTACCAGGCGTCTTTGGAGGCTGACTTTAAACGTGTGTGCCTCACCAATGAAGGTCTTTATAATTTGAATTGGCATCCCGTCAAAGGATTCCGAGCGGATAAACTGGCACGTTTTCGTGGGTGTATGGGTTTGTTTGAAGATCGTAAGTTGATCTTTAATCGATACCGCAACTTCACTGCGATGTTTGAAGAGCTAACCAACTTTGGCGTCAGCAGTCATGATGACTGTGTTGATGCCTTGGTTTGGATGATTAATGGATTAATGCGGAAAGGAAAACTACATGTTGATTACTAAACCTTAGAATTAGAAAAAAGTGAAATGCGGTCGTGGGACCTGAGTATATTGCTATCGGTTTAACGGCCGTTGTGTCTGCAGTTACCGGTGGCAGTTGGGTCGCTGGCAAAATTCTTGGCAGACAAAACGACCAGATTCAACAAGCGTTTAGTTACATTAGTTCTCAGAAAAGAAGGATTGACGTTTTGGAAGACGACTTAAAGCGCCTGCCATTGGAGTATGTACTAAAGGTCGACTTCTTGAGAGAGATCCAGCAAATGCACGACAACTTCAATCAAATCAACAATAAGCTTGATAAGCTAATGGAGAAATTGCTTTCAACAAAATGAGTTACATTCTCGAGGTCCAAGAGGACGAGAACGGTGATCAGTTCATTATTTTTCCCGAAGAGGTAGTCGAAGAGCTGGGTTGGCAAGAAGGCGATGTACTGAATTGGGATGTTCGTGGCACTGGCATTATTATTACCAAAGTAAATGATACTGCTGGTTACGAAGTTATAGAAGAGTAGAATAGTCCCAATAGCAGGAAGTATTTAGAGTGCAAAATTATCTTACGCAACCTGGTGGTTTTTACGGCACAGGCCTAGGCAATTCTGGGGCTATGGCCGCAAGTCCTTTTGATCCTCGCTTTCAAATTCCAGGCGCAAAGAATAAGGACAAGCCAATTCTCCCTGGTGAAAATCGCAAAAACATTGATGACGTTTATGGCCCAGGGCAGCCACAGCCAATGCCAGGAGCGCCAGGGTTTCCGCAGCTTCCAATGGCAGGCAGTCCTTTTGGTTCTAGCAACCTTTACAACGCCATGGCACAAATGGGTGGACGCTATGACCCAAGTGCTCCAGGGAATGGCGCTGCGATGAGCAATCTTCCTTATGGTGCCAACGCAGCCAATGCAGCTAATGCGACGTTCTATCGGGGACTTCCCCCTGGTTTTACAAAGACGGTTTCTTAAAACCTGCTAGTATTAATCAATAACCTAAGTAGATAATGGCGGACGCTAAAGCCAGACTTCAAGAAATTATCAACGCTTATCTTGATCGAGATAGTGGCGTTGTTGTTGACACAGGCATTGTTGCGTCTCATATTGCACAGATGAAACTCTTTGGTATCCGCCAAGGGGTTGAGTTTTTTCCATCACAAGACAACTTTGGTTCACAACGCAAGGATTTCTTAGACCGCGTTTGCAAATACAACAAACTTGATACGCGTCTTGATTCGATCTGGGAGTACTTCATTTGCGATGGCCAAGGACTTTTTTATATCCGCCCTACTAAAAACAACTATCGTCTGTATTATTTCCGTAAACACGAGTATCGTGCCTATTACAACGTTGATGGCGAACTTGATGAAGTTGTAATCATCTATAGCTATAAGGTGCGCAAGGCCATGAATGGCTTTGGCGACATTCAGATGAAGAGCCTTGCCAATACAACAGGTGTTGCGAATGCCTATAGCCCTGGTGCCAAACGATATATTCGTCTAGCAATCAAGACTGATTCTATTGAAGAAACACATTCCGAATCTGAACTTAACTTTGATATGCCAACGTACACCCTAACGGGTGATACCAAGAAGTTTCCCAATACATTAAACTTTATTCCCTGTGTTGAGATCACCAATAATCCATTGGGGTTCTCCGCAGAAGGTCATGGCGATTTTGATGCGTTAGCTAATGCCATTTGTACGCATGATGAATTGATGCGCACAATGCGCAAGAACATTACCTTCTTTGGTAACCCAACGCTGTTGTCATCACGTCCAAAAACCGACTTGATGGAAGCCGGTGGTGACATGGCAATTCAACGTCCTTCTATTGCAGCCAACTCAGGCTTTGCTAGCCAATCCCCAATGAGTGCGTCCATGTTCAAGGCTGATCCTGTCAGCCGTGGTATGGAAGCTCAGATCAGAGTGCCACGCGTTATTGCGAACTTGGAACCTAACGATCGAGTTGGTTACATTGTCCCAGATGCAATCACTGGTGACCAGAATGCTTTTGGTCGTCAGTATCGAGAAGAGATTCGTACTGCTCTTGGTGGTGTTGACGAGCTTTCTATTTCCGCTGGCGTTACCGCTACTGAATACAAATCACTGTTTGGTCGCGTCGCCGCAACAACCAAGAAGAAAGCAAATGCTATTTACGAGCATGGTATTTGTCGTTGCTTTGAATTGATTATTTACCAAGAAGAGCAACTGTTTAAATCAACACTAGCTCAAGCAGCAAAACTAGAGAAACCAGTTGCCCTTGATCCTGGTGCACCACCAGAGCAACAAGAGATGTACAAGCAAGCCATGCAAATGTATGAGCAAAAACTCAAACAAATCATGATGGCGTGCATCGAAACACAGATGATTT